ATCATCCGTCAGGACTGCGTTATAGTTGGCTGAATATTGGTTCAGCGAGTCGGTGACAATCTGCTTGGTGTACTTGACAAGCTTCCCATCTCCAGCATCGGTGTCAAGCATGAATTCCCTGACCTGCTCGATGAATTCTGCACGGCTACCACCAGTTGTCACGTTCTTCACAAGTATGTCCTTCACCGGGTCTACGAAGTTCACTCCTATGGCATCCTGACCAAGCTGCTCGACTACGGCTTCCTTTGCCAGCGACTGAATCTGCTCCATCACACTCGGCACTTTGAACTTGCCCACCGTTGCAGTGAAGTATTGGTTCTGAAGCTTGGTGAGTTCATCGTAGTCCTCCAGCAATAGGTCGAGGTCCTCTTGGTATTTCTTGTCGAAGATGACTCGATTCAGCTCATCCTTGATTCGTGCAATGGTCCTGATGTTCTTAGTAGTCGGCTTAATCTTGCCGTCAGCATCAGTATCGAGGTCTGCGGTGAGGTTGAGCACAACATCATAGGACTGCCGTTGAATGGTAGGCATACGCTCTGCCCACTGACTGACACGCATCTCAATCAGTTCTGTAATCTTCTCAATGATCTGCGCTTGTGTAGCCATTACAATCCAGCATCAGCAGGAGTCGGTGCAGGAGGAGGCAATGCCCTACGCTCCTGAGCATATCGCAGCATCACAGACATCTGGTCAGCGTAGCTGAGATTGGCAAAGTCCTGCACCTCTTCCAATGCTCTGGTCACGAATTTATTTATGTTAGCGTGTATGATGAGGTCGTTTTGGTCGATAGCGTTGTACATCCTTTGCAGACTAATGTTCTCCTCCGGCACTCCTGCGAATGGGTCAAGTTTCAGCTTGAGTACCACCAAGTCCTTGACCTCTGAATCGTTGAACTTCTTGCCGGCAAGTTCTATCTGAGCAGCGTTGATGATTGCCGGGTCAACCTTTGCATTCACCATTGATGTCAACTCGTCCACAAGCACCTTGCCTGATAACATATCGAATCTCTCAGGCACTGGGATGTATGGAAGCAGCGCGCGAATGTCGCTCGTCACTCCTGAGTACCTCCACGCACAGATATCGTAGATAATCTCGTCCATGATACGCACGATGTCCTCAGCTATGCTATGCACGAATGAGTACAACTCCTCGCGGTCTACCTGCTTGGCTACTCCTGACTGACTCAGCGGAGTCTCAGCAAGGAACTCCATGTTGATGGCACTCAAGGCATCATAGATGTGCTGGCGAATGCGCTCCTCTTGTAGCTTGGCGATGTCAGTCTGCTTCTGAACGTAACCGATGGGAGGCGTAGGTATGGCAGGCTCTCCAGCTCTTGGTGCAGGTAGAACAAGATGCTCAAATGGATTGAGTGGCAATAAACCTTTGCCTGAACAAGACGGACACTTGATAGGTGCTGAGTTCTCCTTTGGTATTTCTCCAAGACCTTTACATCGTCCACACTGCTGCGGTTGCATCGACCACATTGTCGAGTGGATATGCTGCACGATTTCAGCTTGCAGGTCACTATACTCCCTCAGAGCCTCGTTCATCTTCGGCACGATACCACTGATGCGTGACTCGTACAACGCACGATCCTTGTAGTTCTCGATGATCATGCCATAGAGATGACGCACTGGTATGTACCCCAAAGCATTCGGCATCTGAAACACCTCACGCACTGCGTAATCCTTGACCTCGAATATCTGAATGATGTCAGGCTGAATCACCCAATACTTATCTTCATCATGTTCCTTCAGCACGTAGTACAAGCCTTCCTTGTAATCAAGCACATCTTCACTATTGAAGATCATAGGGTACGGCTCGTAGTATTGATTGTCTTGCTTCTCCCAATTGGTAGGAAGAGTCAACACCGCAGCATTCGCATCGATGAGATACTGCTTGAAACACACGCTGAACATCCAGTTGGTTATACTGCCGTTGCGAGGCATCTTGTACATGAGATACTTCTCAGGACTCTCGTCTTCAGCAATCACCGCAGGCAGTTCGGCAGGGAATTGAACCATCCAGTCCTGACTCTTGCGAATCTTCATCAGTGAGTTGTAGACCTTAGTGAACACTGGCTTGGTTATAGGCACGAAGATCTTCTTGCGATAGTGCTTAATCTCATCACTCTCGGCAGGTCTGCGCTGGTCTATAAGCTCACCGGGATACTCACCATCTGCATGGGTCTCCAGTTCTTCGTACATTTCAACGGCATCTTCATAATCTTCGTGACGAAGACCTTGCATCAAATATGGTTCAAGGAACGATGGGGAAACTGCTGGCATTAGATAACGGTTCTTTCTGGTAAGGAATTCATCTTATGTGTTACCTTGAGGGTCGGCATATTCATCCGGTAGGATGCGTTCTTGCAGAACTCGTCATAGATGATTTGTTGCTGCTTGGGTATCATTCGCCCTCCGACAGAGAAGGCGAGGTATTGTTTCTTAATCTCCACCGCAGACATGAACTTCTTGACCGCAGGCTGCCAGTACGTTGGCTGGTATGGCATCGCATGAGGCTGATGCCCGACACTGTTCAGCGCAAGGTTGAAGAATGGCTCATCAGGCTTGTCTCCTGCGAAGCTGCGAGTGGTCAACTTGCCTTCATCGTAGTATTGCCTTGCTCTCACAAATATACTATCAGATAGGTCGGATTTCTTCCAACAAATCCACTCACTCGATAGGTCCACCCACTGCGTGATATCATCATAGGCTTCCTTGAGCTTGTCTGCATTCACCCACTCTGAGATACCCTTGTCAGGGTCATTCTCCCCTCTGTTCGCCATCGTCCACTCCACGCCTTGCATTTGCTCCCAGAACTCGCTGAACTTAGCCAACGGACTGAATATCATGTCTGCATCAACGAACAATGTCTGCTCGTATGGTGTCAGCTCGTTGAGATAGAACTTGCATACCAATGGCACGGTCTTGCCGTCACGCATATAGCAGTCGGCAGTAGGCTTAATAATCTTATCGAATATCATGCGCTGCCCTTCGTGCAGATGGCTCAGACCGACATCATCGGCAATCACGCACACCTGCTGCGTAGGGTCCGCTGACTTGATGCTCAAAGCTAAGTTGTAGGCATATCTGCCGTACAAGCTATGCTTCAAAGCCATTGTGATGATTCCTCTTAGCACGATTTATTGTATAGTGTTGGTTCGTTCACATCAATCAAATTCACCCGACTCTGGGCAAGATTATACCTTCCATTCTGCCCCCACTCAGGCTCGTAGTCTTCAGCCACGCAGAAGTATTGTGCGCCATTGATAGTAAGGTCATCGCAGAGAATCTGCAAGCGAATCACATCGTGAGTCAGTTCGTCCACATAGTCAAACCATGCAGTCCGAATCTTGCTGCTCTGAGCGAAGCTCCTGCTCCGTCCTCCGTTGCTGAAGAGATACTCCTCGCTCGCTGCCGGGTAGACTGGGTTGAATTGAAGCACTCGCAGGCGTTGTACCAGCTTGAATGTAGTGGCAGTGCTTGGGTCACTGAAGAAGAATCCGAAGGCGAAGCCATCGTTGTTGCCCTCCACCCAAAACGAGCAATCCCATCCGGTAGTCGAGTAGTTAATGAAGTTCGTGCTGATAGTTGATTCCGATGTGCAGCAGTCCGTGACACGCAGGTAGTAGCATCCGTCCTCTATGACCAATGGATATCCATCAGGGTCGATGAGGTCATCAAGGCTGAACTTCCATATCAGTCGGTCTTGGTAGTACGTGATGGGATGAGTCAGGTCGCTTGAATCGTATGGCTTGCTGATGACATTCTGATTCTTGTCGAGAACTTCAAAGGTATGCGCATAGCACATCTCCTCTATAACGATATCATAGATGATGCCATCGAATAGTGAATTGCAGGTGAAGTTCAGAGGACCAGTCGCTACGTTGTGCGTATAGTAGACCGTATAGTCTCCGTTGCCGTTAGCCGTGTAGAACGTGCCTCCTGAGTTGTTCACATACACCTCGCCATCAGTCGAGTTCATGATGCTGAAGGTGATCTTGTAGTTGCCTGCAAGAGATACAGACTGCGATGTGGTGATGTTGTTGAAGCTTGCATCATAGTACATCAACTGAAAACCATTCACTGACTCTACATATTGCCAGAAACTTGCTGAACTGATTGGAGTATTTGGAACAAAACAAACTCCATTTGCAGTTAAATTATAAGCAACTACATTATTTATTGTCACATCATTTAAGGCAAAATCACGAAAGACTAATGTAGGCGTTGCTCCGATACTTTGAACAATTACGCAAAATCTGCCATCAATATTTGTTTCGTTGAATGGCACGAATATATTATCAAGTTGCGCATCATTGTAAGCATTTGTTGCCGTGTTTAGAAAACCTGCACGGAAACTAACACTTGCGCTATTAAATGTAGCTTCAAAACTAATTAAGAATACATCACCACCAGTACCCGGTAAAGTTTGTGCTAATGCTATATTGTTACTTGCAGTAGGGTTACTTGCTCCATTACTGCTTTGAGTCCAACTCGTAGGTATACCAAGATTAGTACCAGTAGTGGTATCCCATTCAAACCAAACACCCCCAAGCAATGTCTGACTGAGTTCTCCTTCATCCACTTGGTCAGGATACAAACTCCAATCACATCCTAAGAACGTACTGCAAGCAGTGTTAATCAACTGCACCTGCATCTCATCGCTGCCTTGCATCAATGGTGCGTAGGCACGCTGGTCATTATTCAAGCATCCGCTCAACTGAGAGACACTATTGACCGTGAATTGTATTGGTTGATTGGGTATATTAACTGCCCCCATTTTGAGTCGCTTTTGAGGTTGATACGATGAATTCTGCTACGCCATTGGTGTGGTTGTATTTCAGTTCCTTAATCCATCCGAATCTTGGTGACTGACCTTCCATATTGAATTGAATCCTGCCTATCGGATTGGCTAAGATAGTATCAAATTGTGACTGACTCATCGGGTAGTTGAAACGATGTAGTTGCACCTTGATGTCATTGGGGTCGGCATCGAGGAACACGCCTCCGGTGATCGTTGTGTCCACGCATTGCAGGAATGTGTTGGATGCTCCTGATAGGATTGAATACAACTGACCTCCTTGATAGACTCCTGACTGAGATACTCCATCAGGGAAAGAACGTACTCGCACTCGTGTATAGTCTCCTGCTACCATAGTGATGGCAGTGTTGTTCAATGTCTTTGTAATTACTTGACCATTGGTCCCGATGAAAACAGAATAACAGTTTGCAGGACCCACCCCTAAACAGTTGTTAGGTGTATAGTATTCGTATCGTTGTTGCAATACGTTGGCAGCATTGTAGTGTTCCAGCCATATCTGATACCAATTGAAACCAGTTCCATTCTGCGCCCCCATTAAGAAAGTCACCGCACCACGAAACGTATACACCCCAGTGATTGCTGCCGTGTATGTTCTCGTCACCGTGTCATAGTAGTTGCCAAAGTCATAGGACTCGACATCTATGAACTGCTGGAAGTCCTCGTTGGCGGTGAAGACCGTATGCGCCAATGCACCACTCAAATACGCATACATCTGCCCCTCCTGACTATTGATGTAGTAACTCGCTATGCTATTGGCAATATCCGGCAGGTATCTCTGACTGATGTTATCGTTGTTCAGCCGTGCATTGTAGTGATATCGTGCAGGCACTGAGTTCAAGAAGTTGTCATTGGTAGTCCTTCCGTTGAAGTCATCGGTGTAGATGCTATCGATTATGAACAGATTGCTATCGTAGTCCTGCACGCCAGTCTGAGCGCAGCGTTGGATGACATTTG